TCCTCTTGTCGTGCAGGTGCATGTTCATCATGTGCTATGAAGATAGTAGAAGGAGAAGTTGATCAGTCAGAACAATCTTTCCTTGATGATGATCAAATGGAAGCAGGTTTTGTATTAGCATGTGTTGCTTATCCAACATCTGATCTTACGTTATTAACTGAACAAGAAGAAGTTCTTTATTAAAACCATGAAAAAGTATTTAAATCAAACAACTGTTAATGTTATTGCTATAGCAAGTGCTGTAGCATGGGGTGCATGTCTTGTTGGGAATGTTCTTGACAAGGGACCAGATAAAGCAATGAAAGAACAGTTGTTAATGAATAGACAATTGGATTATGATTTAGGTCGTGTTAAAGCATGTGGTGAAATGAAACGTTATGGTGTTGAAATACATCCCAAAGCACCAATGCATTACCTATGTGCTGATGTTGTTTTAACAGGAACTACTACTAGTAACGAATAATGGGTTTACCAGATAAAGCACAGGAAGTATTTGATAAGGTTGTAGCATGGGATAGAAATCTTGCACGAAGATTTCAGGACAAGTTCAACTTGACAGATTATCAAATGCTTGCTATATCTTTTGCAAAAGGATTTATTATTGGAGCAATCTTACTATAATGTTTAACTTTAAAAAGATTAAAGAGCGTCGAAAGGAAAGGTACGAAGAGTTCCGAAAGATGTGGAGAGAAGAAGTTAAGTCTATTGTCAGAGAGGCAATGGATGAATGGACAGCAGATTGTGAGTACCTAACTAAAGCAACAGATAAGGATGGACGTTATTATTGTTCAAAGCCTGACTGTGGAGGAGTAAGGTTCCCAAACCCTGATAAAAATACCTAATATTTGACATAAGTAAACTAAATATCTACATCAATTTGCGAGCCCTCGGCCTAAAAATCGTGTCTCACTACACAGTACAATATCTAGATCAATCTAGACATCACCAAAGCATTTGCGAATACGCAGAAGATGCTTTCTCAGCAAGAAATCAAGCAGTACAAGACGTAGAATATTTACATAGTCACCCTAATGCGATAGACTGTATACAGAATGAAGGGTCACTATTTTGTACAACATTATGACAACATTAGAAAGAAGATCTCGATCTCAGATGTGGATGAATAGATTCATCGCATGGTTAATAGTATTTGTATCTTTCTTTGCTCTTAGTTTTAAAGCATATGCAGCAGAGATACAAATGGGTGTTGATGGTATGTTAGTCTTTGAACCTTGTGAATTAAATGTTGATGTTGGTGAGAAGGTTACTTTTATTAATAACGAACTGCCACCACACAATGTAATGTTTGCTGATTATCAAGAACTATCACACGGAGATTTAATGTTCTCTGCTGGTGAAAGTTTTGATGTTACCTTTGAGAAGGCAGGTGATTACTATTTCCAGTGTGATCCTCATGCTGGTGCTGGTATGAAAGGCGTTATTCATGTATCATAATGTCAGAAATAGTTCATAGTGTTAACATTATGATATCAATCCTTTTGGGTGGTACATCTTATATGATATACTATATACTACGTATGGCACACCTTGAGATGCGTGATGAGCGACAAAACAATACAGGATCTGAAAGTTGATGCACACATTGCAGTGTTGCATACAAAAGTTGATTCATTAATTGAAAAACAAAAAGAACTTACGGCACGAGTACGTGCTAATGAGAAGGTAGTAGCCGCTGTTACCCTATTGGGAACAGTGGTTCTTGCTGTTATTGGTGCTGGATATTTTTCACCAAAGGCAGATGCTATTGATAATCCTTCTGCTGGTGGATGGATACACGAAATGAGAGACTGGAAATCACGACAAGGTAGGGAACCAGTAGAAGATTCTATAAATAGTGCGATAGAAGATATGGAGTACGATCATGGGTGCGATGGTTCCACCGAGCAGGAAGAGTTGCTACAACTTCCGAGTAGTGACGATTGATAAAGTACTAGATGGTGACACAATAGATGTTACAATTGATTTAGGATTTGATTTATATAAGAAAGAACGTGTTAGAGTGGCTGGTGTAGACACACCTGAGAAGAGAACCCGTGACCTCGAAGAAAAAGAACTTGGAATCCACGCAACCAACTGGCTCAAAGAGAAACTGGACGGTGCCATTGCTGGTGACGACGAGCTTACTGTTAGGACTGAACTTCATGGCGGTGTCGGCAAATATGGTCGTCTATTGGGGTGGCTTTATATCGGGGATGGGGATCTGTCGCTTAACGAACAAATGATTACTGAAGGATATGCATGGGCATATGATGGTGGAACTAAGCAGAAAGATTTTGAATCACTTAGAGAAATCCGTAGATCATTTGGTACATTAGTAGAGTAAGTCGTATATATAATAGACCTATTATAAAATCATGGACAAAGTATTAGAACAAATAGAAGTGCCAGCAGAATTACCTGTTGCACCACCAGAACCATCAGGTGGATTCCCTTGGACTGGAGTTGGTCTTGGTGTACTTGTTATTGTAGTAGCAACTGGACTATACAAAAATTATTGCCGTAAGTCTTAAGTGACCAAGCATAATTATGAGAACCCTTCAGAGAAACAAGACCTGTCTCATGTAGAGTCAGGTCAACATGAGTCTGAGGAACAGGATGAGCATGGGTTTACTAAAAGAAAACCTATTAGTGATAGAGAGTGTATCTATAAATGTTTAGATAACAATCGTCAGATGGCTGGTCTTGATCGTAAACAGGTTGCAAGATTATGTGATGAGTTTAAGGTAGAAAGAACAGCAGAAGAAATACAAAATGAATACCCTCCGTTATGATAATGATGAACCTAAAAAAGAAACTAAAGGATCCTAATGAGAAGAGTGCGATCCAGAAGTTTGTTGGTGGTAAGATACCTCACTACCTTGCAGTAGCAGCATTTCTATATGCTTTTGTTGGGACAGGAGGTTTTTTATTGGGTATGATAATAGGTGCAGAAAAGAAAGCAGAGAAACAATTAGAAGATAAGATTACAAAGATAGTAGATAAACAATTATTAATGAGGTTTCCTCAAACTAGTGGACCTGTATTAAGAACAACCAAGGATAATAAACTTTGGACTGATTTTGTGGAGGAGAATAAGAATGGGACAACCAATCCCTAATATCCAAGTACAGAATATTGGTATCTATCAAATACCTTCTTGGCAGATTACTCAACCATATGTTCCTAATGTTTATCCTGTAACTAATCATATGGGATTTCCTATTGTGAATATCCCTGGTTGTGTTGCGATGCACAAGGATAATAAGAAGCATAACAATGGTCTTCCTATTGAGAAGGGACTGGTAACGAATGATCCTAAAGGTGCAATGACAGTATGCCCAGATGGTTCATATCCAACATATGATGCTATGAATTATGAACCAGAGCAGTTAGTTATTATAAGAGAACAAGAAGCACCACCAGTTGCTGCTCCCCCACCACCTCCAGGTGCTCCTGAGACACCAGACACTGGAGATTCTGGACCTAAAGATCCACCATGTCCTGGCCCTAACCAACCAAGGATAGGAGATGTAGCACAAAGTCAGAATGAAAAGGTATCTGGATATGAATTACAACCTGATCCTGTTAATCCAGGTAGAAAGATATGTGTAATACTTTATGAAGATATTGGTGCTGTAGAAAAATATTTACCTTCTGCTAATATAGCAACAACTACAGCTGTAATTGCTACGGTTGCTGGTGCGTCTGCTCTTCTTGCGAAACCTCTTGCTGATCTGTTGCTACGGGTGTTTCGTCCTGCGATAAAGCAGGCTTTGACCAAGGTAAACGCCATCCTTGGTAAAACTTCCACCAAGCCTTCCCGTTCTCAGGTTCGGGCGAATGAGTATCGGAAGAAGAAGAATCTACCTCCTCTGAAATAATATTACTTTTAATTTCAAATGTTCCTAAGTCTTCTGCAGTACCATTCGCTTCAGGTACTACTACAGAAGCAGTAGGTTGTATTCCATGTGTATGATTTGCGACTACACCAGCAGGGTTTGTTAATACTACATCAGCACATACAGCAGCATAAGGTGATTTTGGATGGAACATTATTCCAGCCTTCATAAGTTCACCACAGTTTTTAAGACGAGCTATTTCAAAGTCTAATCTTTTATTAGCAACCATTTGACTTTGTAAATTTATTTGAGTTGTTGCTGCTGCTTTACATAATTCTTGTAGACTTTTATCTAATGGTTTAGACCATGTAGCAGATAGTCCCAGTGATAAGTTATATATTTCTTGTTGTCCAGTTCTTGTTGGAATTTCATATAGAATTTGACCAGGGTTGTCGGGAATACCATCATCATTATTATCTGCATTATTATATACTGGTTCATTATACATCAATTGAAATGGACGCTTGAAAGAACCTGTCCCTGTAACATAGGGTGTGATGTTCATGGTAGGTCCTTGGCAACTGATTTGCCCACCATAAGTGTTAGTTATATACGGTCCTTGTAATACTTGTATAGCTTGATTGGTTACTGAGCCAGAGGAGTTCGCAATCGGGTTTGCTGTTGCACTAACTCCACCTACATCTGCTGCCATTGCGGCCGTCGGACTCAATAATGATAGTACTAATGTACTTATTGCGTAAACGTGC